GTGACTGCAAAGAAAACAATCAAAGCGCCAGCCAAGGTCGCACCAGTTAAAAGGTCAAGGCCAAAGGCAGCGCTAGCAAGCCAAGTCAATGTGACTTTGGCCGCACCAGTTGCTGCACCCTCTGCACCCAAGCTAGAAACCAAAAAAGACGACTCAACCTTGGGCAAGGTCATTGGCCTAATCGAGTGGGTCGATAACCCGTTCAAATTGTTTACAGTGATCTTGCTGTCGTTTTTGGCCTTTGCCGGATACTTTGCTTGGGACTCAAGGCAAGTGATCTTGCAGGCCATCACAACGCAAGACAAGATGCCTCAGCTGGCCAAGCAAGAGCAATTGATCATGCCGGCCAGAAGCCTGATGAAGGATGTGGATGGCATTGTCTTGCTGATCCACAAGGCCAACTTGACGACAAACAGCCGCACCACAGTGCTGGCGCTCAATGCCGATGGCACAAGAGAGAAGGCCGTTGAGGGGACTGTCACAAGCCTTTTCAACGCAAGCGCTGACCGCAACGCTGCCATGGTGGCCATGCTGAACAACGAGGTGCTGTGCGAAGAGTTCAACCCGAGCAGCAAGGTCGGTGAATGGGGTGTGAAGCAGGGTGTCAAATTCATGTGCCGAGGCTCAATCCCACCTGACCCTGGAAATTTTGCGGGGTACATTGCCATTGGCTTTAAAAATAAGCCAGAGGACATTGGTGCATTGAAGACCCGCATCAACCTTGCATCAAGCGACATGGCTGACGAATGAGATGGCTGGCACTGGCATTGCTCTCAACTGCAATGCTGGTAGCAGCGCAGCAAAACCGCTGCATTGTTTCGGATTTTTATGGGGTGAGTTCAATACATGAACCAACGCTGCGGCACACGCAGCTGTCCATGTGGCTGACAACCAATGGCAACAACTGTTCATCAGAACAGCTGCTGACGATATGGAACAACCTGGCCATGTGGGCCGGGGTAGCTGACTCGGCAGAATTGCGCGGGAAATTGCTGCATTACTTTGCCAAGGCCAGAGAACGGGAGGACAAGAAGTGATCACGTTAGACAAGTGGTATCCGATGGTTCTGCCAAAGCAGTACGACGTTAAGCAGGCCGCATTTGACCAGGCTGTCGAGCGCGTGCAAGAGGAATACAAACAAGCGCTCAAAGCCAATAAAATAGAAAAAGCCACCCATGAGATGGAGGTGGAGTTGTATGACAAACGTGCCAGGCAGCACACCATTGAGCTTGGCATGTTTGAAGACCGTAGACGATTCCAAATTTTTGTATAAGGACTAATCATGATCGGACTAGATGCACTCATGCAAGTGGGCAGTAAGCTCATTGACAAACTCATTCCAGACCCAGAGGCCAAGGCCAAAGCGCAGCTGGAATTGGCCAAGATGGCCCAAGATGGTGAGCTGGCCAAGATGGCCAATGAGACTAAGCTGTATGAGGTGGAGCAAAATAACCTCACAGAGCGCACAAAGGCAGACATGGCCAGTGACTCTTGGATGTCAAAGAATATCCGGCCCATGACCTTGGTATTCCTTTTGGTGGCCTATTCCGGCTTTGCCATTGCATCGATCTTTGAATATGAAACCCGTGGGGCTTACGTCGAATTGCTGGGGCAATGGGGCATGCTTGTTATGTCTTTTTATTTCGGGGGTAGGACAATGGAGAAGATTGCTGATAAGGTGAAAAAATGAAAGAGAACTTTGAATCTTGCTTGAAGGCAGTGCTGCACCATGAGGGTGGCTACGTCAACCACCCAAGTGATCCAGGCGGCATGACCAACCTTGGCGTGACAAAACGGGTCTGGGAGGAGTGGGTGGGCCATGAGGTGGATGAGAAAACCATGCGCGGCCTGACGCCAGAGATCGTGGGTCCAATGTACAAAGCAAAATACTGGGACAAGATCAAGGGCGATGATCTGCCAGCCGGTGTGGATTATTGCGTCTTTGACGCTGCCATCAACTCTGGCCCAGGCAGGGCTGCCAAGTGGCTGCAATCAACTGTGGGCGTGGAGCCTGACGGCGGCATTGGCCCCAAGACCTTGCAGGCCGTGGCAGGCATGGATGCCGATGAGCTGATCAACGCCTATAACGACAGGCGCCTGTCTTTTTTGCACGATCTGCCGACTTGGCCCACATTCGGCAAGGGTTGGGGCAGACGGGTCGCAGAAGTCAAGGCCGCTGGTTTAGACATGGCATAAGGTGGCAAAATTGAGCCATGGCCAATGTCAAGCAACAATTAGAAACTCCATCGATACCGAGTCTGGGTTACCCACCAGAGGTGTATGAGCGCCGCAATTTCAACGAGAACAATGGCGCCTTAAATAATTTCTTTAGAAAACTGACCACAATCCTTGGCGCCTTGTTTGGCTCAAGAGGTGGCAAGTTTATGAATAACCCCCACGGGGCTTTTCAAGATTCCACTGATCAGGTGGCTGCCAACACCACCACGGCCTATGCTGTCACATTCAACACGACAGACTTTTCCAATGGTGTGACAATAGCCAGCAGCAGTCGAATCACTGTGGCCGATGCCGGAATCTGGAACTTGCAGTTTTCCATTCAGTTTACAAATACGACAAATTCATCTCAGGATGTGGATGTCTGGTTTCGGGTCAATGGCACAAATTCGGCCAACTCAAACAGCCGATTTGGCTTTGCACCTAGAAAAGGTGCTGGAGACCCGTATCACATCATTGCAGCCATGAATTACTTTTTGAGCTTAAATGCCACAGACTATGTTGAGATAATGTGGAGGCCAACCGATGTGGGGGTCACGATTGAGCAATACGCTGCCGGAACAAGCCCCACACGACCAGCAGTGCCATCAGCCATTGTCACAATGAGCTTTGTGTCCAACTTACCAACAATATAGCCATGTACATACCACTCAAACTCCCTCCAGGCATTTACAGAAACGGCACTGAGTACCAGGCAGCAGGCCGGTGGTATGACGCAAACCTTGTGCGCTGGTACGAGAATACTTTGCGGCCCATGGGTGGCTGGAGAAAGAAGTCAGCCACCCAACTGACCGGATCATGCCGAGGACTGCTGACTTGGCGCGACAACACTGCTGACAGGTGGATTGCAGCTGGCACGCATTCCAAGCTCCTTGCGCTTAATGAGGCTGGAACACTCAAAGACATTACGCCCACAGGCTTTACCACTGGCGAGGCAGACGCGAGTATCAAGACCGGCTATGGCTATTCAACCTATGGCAGTTTTGCCTATGGTGTCGCACGCCCAGACAACGCGACAATCACACCGGCCACCACATGGTCCATGGACACATGGGGCGAATATCTGGTGGCCTGCTCCAATGCCGATGGTAAGCTCTATGAGTGGCAGCTTGGATTTTCCACGCCCACAATAGCAGCTGTCATCACCAATGCCCCAACGAGTAACAAGGCGCTGCTTGTCACTTCCGAGCGCATTCTCTTTGCCCTTGGCGCCGGTGGCAACCCAAGGAAGGTGCAGTGGTCCGACCAAGAAAACAATACAGTCTGGACCCCAGCAGGCGACAACCTTGCAGGCGACTATGAGCTGGCCACGCCTGGCACGCTGATCGCTGGCAAACGGGTCAAGGGTGTAAACCTACTGTTTACAGATGTGGATGTCCACACGGCCCAGTACGTTGGCGCCCCATTTGTCTATGGCTTTGAGAAGGCTGGAAGTGGCTGCGGCCTAATATCTGCCCAGTCTGTGGCGGCCATTGATACGGCGGCCATTTGGATGAGCAAGTCTGGCTTTTGGATTTATGACGGCTACGTCAAGCCACTGCCAAGCGATGTGTCGGACTACGTCTTTGGCAACATGAACTTTAACCAGTCATCCAAAGTCTATGCTGTCCACAACAGCAAGTTTGGTGAAATATGGTGGTATTACCCAAGCGGCTCCAGTAACGAAAATGACAGCTATGTCACCTACAACTACAGGGAGCAGCACTGGAACATAGGGTTATTGGGCAGAACTGCTGGCACTGATGCCAGTGTGTTTACCAATCCCTTGATGATTTCAGCTGACAGTTACATCTATGAGCATGAGGTCGGGTTTGCTTATGACAGCGCCAGCCTTTATGCTGAAAGTGGCCCAGTCCAGCTTGGCAATGGCGACAACATCATGTCGGTCAGGCAAGTTGTCCCAGATGAGCAGACACTGGGTGAGGCGGTGGTTTCATTCAAAACCCGCAATTACCCGACTGGCACACAATCCACATTTGGACCATACACGGCAGCCAACCCGACTGATGTCCGGTTTGCAGCGCGTCAGGTCAATGTGAAGGTGACTGGCGACACTTTGGCCGACTGGCGAATTGGTGTGATGAGGCTTGAGGCCATCCCGTCTGGAAAGCGATGAGCGACCAAGAACATTTGGATAGGCTGCGCCACCATGTGGAGGCTGCCTTAGAATATAGTGGAGGCACACATAATTTTGACGATGTCGCTGAGATGGTCGAGGATCACAGATTACAGCTGTGGCCAGCCAAGGACTCGGTGGTGTTGACAGAGATCATTGTCTATCCGCAGCTAAAGAATTTGCATTATTTTCTGGCTGGTGGCGACCTAGATGAACTCTCACGGATGCGACCATTGATCGAATCCTGGGGCAAGTCTGTTGGCTGCACCAGAGTGACCTTGGCAGGCCGAAAGGGCTGGGCAAAGACATTTTTGAAAGACGAAGGTTACAGCCCACAGTGGTCTGTAATGGCAAAGGAACTTTAAGG